TGAAAAAGAAGAAACTAAATCTGAAAAAGAAGAAACTAAATCTGAAGATAGGCGATCAAGACGTAGTACTTCAGAGGAATCTAAGGAAGAAGAGAAAGAAGAAAGTCCTCGTAGAAGTGCTAGACGGAATTCTCGTCTAGATGAATTGAAAGAAAAAGCTAAAGATGCAATGAAGAAAGCAGAAGAAAAATGAGTGAGCTTATTGCCGAAGAAGTACAAGCATTCGTCGCAAAATTTAAGAAGAAGCTCAAAATCAATGAGCATGGTTTGCAGAAAGAATGCATAGAGCAGCCTCAGCTTTGTGAAGAAGTTGGAGAAATGTCCGCTGTCGCAAGATCTGCTGCGAAAAGAGCTCGATTAATATTTGAGAAAGTAGTTGCGGAGCTTTATAAAGATATTCGAGCACACCCAGATAAATATGAAATATCAAAAATTACTGAATCAGTTGTTGAAAAAACGGCTATTTTATCAGATGCATATCAGAAAACAAAAAATGCTCAAATTGAAGCAGAATATATTTCTGATTCTCTTTCTGTTTTGCAGAATGCAATAGAGCAACGTAAATCAATGTTGCGTGATTTGACGACTTTGTTTGTATTTTCATACTACAGTGGTCAAGAATTGCATGGTGAAGAAAATGTATCAAGAGATGTTATTAAAGATAAAATTGCTGGACTAAGAAGCGATCGACGTAAAAATGATTGATGAATTTTCTCGTGAATTGGATGAAGCGTTAGATATGGCAACAAGTATTAAGAAATCTGAGCAAAGTTACGATTATGCTTCTACTGGATGTACAGTATTAGATTTGGCTATTGCAAATCGATATCCTGGGGGAGTTCCGATAGGACGCATCACTCATATTTTTGGAGCCGAATCTACAGCTAAAACAGTTTTGGGCATGACTATACTTGGATCAATTCAAAGACAAAAGGGCGTTGCTTTTTTTGCAGATGTTGAAAATACTTTTGATCCTATATGGGCAGAGTTATTTGGATTGAATTGTGAGAATAAAGATTTATGGAGATTAGGATTTTGGGAAGATAAAAAGAGTGAATATTTGCGACAGCCTTCAACTGTAGAAGAGTTTTTTGATGAATATGTGGCAAGTATTGTTGCATTAGAAGATGATAGGGCAAAAGTTGTTGTAGTAGATAGTTTATCTGCTATGCCATCTGCTGTTGAGATTAAAGATGAATTGGTTAAAGGAACATATGGTGCAACACGCGCAAAGGCAATGTCATCGGGCTTTCGAAAATATATGTCATCTATCGCACAGGCAAATTTGTCATTAGTGTTTATTAATCAAGCTCGTGATAATGTGGGCGTTATTTTTGGTCCTAAAGAGGTTGTGAGTGGGGGCAGGGCTCTTAATTTTTATTCGTCTGTTGTTATTCATTTACTATCGGGAGAGAAAATAAAGAATGCTCGAGAGCAAGATATTGGAGTGTGGCTTAATTTTAGAATTGATAAAAACAAAGTTGGCCCCCCATATCGAAGCGGCAAGTTTGCTATTGTATGGGAATATGGATTAGATAATGTTTTAACAAATTTGGCCTATCTTAAAGACTGTCAAGTTATACTGGCTAAAGAAGGAAAGGGGAAGAAAGAGAGAATGGTGGAATTTAATGGGGAGAAAAAGTATATGAATAGAATGGTTAGTTATGTTGAAAAAAATGAGTTGGAGCAAAAATTAGACGAAGAAGTTGTAAATATATGGTCAGAGATGTATAAGCCTTCTGATAGAAAGAGACGAATATGGGAATAGAAAATGCGCATAAAGAGTTAATAGATAAGGGAATATGTCCCAGATGCGGGAAGCATTTATATTCTTGTGGACAAGAGAAAATAACTTCGACACAGTTGGTTATATCTTTTCATTGCTCAGATGAAGTTAATTGTGGATATTCTGGACATAAAACTTTTAATTTAACTGATCCTATTTATCATATTCACGAAAAGCCCCATAAGGAATAATCACTAATGAAAGATACTTATGTATTAGGATTAGATTTCTCTGTAACACATCTTGGTTTGGTTGTGTTAGAAAGTAATACATCTAAAGTTGTGAGTTGGCTTTATGCTGGAGTAGAAAATGAGAAAGCATTTGTTCATTCTAGCTCTGACGTTCAAGGAGAAGTGAAAGTAATTCCTGCTAATATGTTGCAACATGCAGATAAAGATATTGCAAAGCTCAGACGAGGAATATTTTTATATGATTGTATTGAATTGTTTATGAAAAATAATGTAGTATGGCAACTCGCAGACATTGCGCATATTGGAATTGAGGGATATGCTTTTATGTCAAAGTCTCGTGCTCAGTTCGAGACAGCTGAAGCGATGGGGATGATTAAAAGATTTTTAGATAATAATGGTATTATAATACATATTTACCCTCCTAATACAATTAAATTATTTGCGACAGGCAAAGGCAATGCTAAGAAAAAAGACATGGTTCTTGCTATGAGAGAGTATTGGACAGATTTCGATATCATGACATTGATAAAAATTGGCAGGCAGAAGGGCGAAGAAGTATACAATGGAATTGGAACTGATTTATCAGATGCTTATCATATAGCGAAAAAAACTTTATTTGATTTACAGGATAAATAAATATGTTTGCTTCTTTACAATTAACTAATTTTCAATCACATAAATTATCTGAATTAGATTTTTCAGAAGGCGTTAATGTTATTGTCGGACAATCTGATACAGGGAAGACAGCAATTCTTCGTGCGATGAATTGGATTATAAATGGCAGACCTCGAGGTTCTGGATTTATTTATGAAGGAGAGAAGGTTTGCACGTGTTGTTTATATGTTTCTACTCTAAATGGTTTAGTATCTATAAAGCGTAAGCGCAAAGGTGATGTGACTGAGTATCAATTAGATAATCTTAAATCCGAAAAGCCTATAGTTTTTACTGCTTTTGGAAGTGATATTCCTGAAGAGATAACACAAGTATTTAATTTTAATGATATAAATATTCAGGATCAACTTTCGCCATATTTTCTTGTTTTAGACACGCCGGGCAGAGTTGCGCAATACTTAAATGAGATTACAAAATTAGATGAGATTGATAAAGTTGTTTCTTTGCTTTCGAAGAAGATACGCGATACTAATGCTATTCTTTCTCAGACAGAAGATGAATTAAAAACAGCTAAGCAGAAATTGCATATATCTCAATTATTTGATTTAGAATGTTTTGATAAAAAAATAATATCATTATCTGATTTATATGAAGAAATTAAAAAATTGACTATGTCTAGTATGGCATTGGCTTTAGCGATAGCTCAATTAGAAGAAAATTATATAAAATATAATAAGCTTCCTAAAGTTACAGTTGAGCAAGCAATGGTGCTCGAAAAAGAAGCTACTATTTGTGATGCAGAAAAGAAGCGTATTGTTAGATTATTTTCTTCTGTGCACGAATTGGGTGCGGTCATTAAATCTTTATCAAAACTGCCTGAGAAAGATATAATTGATTTTGATATGATTAAAGAGCAATGTATAGAATATGAAAAATCAGCTCAAAAGTTTAATGATCTATGTAATACAGCCGATAAGTTAGAGAGTATTAAATGTGATTTAGTTGAGTTGCCTGATTGCGATGAGGACATTAATTCTGCTGGATTACTGGGGAAACAGTATATAGAAGAGAAAAAAGAAGTCAGTTCATTTGAGCACACTATTTATATGCTTAGTAATATAAACGTTGAAAATGCTTATATTCACGAGCGGCTTATGAAGTATAGCAAAGAAGAAAGTGATATTTTGGATAGCTTAACTGTTTGCCCATATTGCAAACAGGAGTTAGATGATGAGGCGAAAAATATATTATTAGCCAAGGAGCGTTGATGTATCTGAATTTGTAGATGAAGCAGATATGGTTGAATATAGAAAGAAGCTTCAAGAGCTATTAGATTTAGATGAGGGCTTATTTGATGGAGAGCTTGAGTTTATTTGTTATTTAGATGAAGAGTGGGAAGGTTGCTTCACGCTTCCGCAAGCGAATTGGTTGAATAAAATATATGAAAGGCTTTTGGGATGAAGATTCTCATAGTTGGAGATACTCATTTTAGTGATAGGCGGCCTGAAAGGCGTACGGATGCAGATTACTTTGGTACTCAGTTGAATAAGTTTACTCAAATTATTCAAATATACAATGAAGAAGATTGCCAATGTATGATTCAGGTAGGTGATTTTTTTAATAGTCCCCATGTTAGTAACTATGTAATATCTTCTATGATTGATATTCTTCGTGAGAATGGTATTATTGTTTATTGTGTGTATGGGCAGCATGATATTGTTGGTCATACAGGTGCTACTTTTAGAAGAAGTCCTTTGGCAGTACTCCAATCTTCAGGCCAAGCGAAATTGCTGTCTCAAAAAGGCTGTATGATGGAAGATAATACTGTGTTGTATGGTGCTCCTTTTGGAGAAACTTTTGATGAGAGTGTGGTAGATAAAGATCAATTTAATGTTTTAGTAGTGCATGATATGATAGGCAGTGCTGATTTATATCCTGGGCAGAATATTACACAACCTAAAAGTTTTTTAGAGAAATATAAGCGAATTGGTTTAATATGTTGTGGAGATTATCATTATTCGTTCATTAATGAAGTTGGAGAAAGAACAATTCTTAATCCTGGTGCTTTGGTGAGAAAGACAATAGGCGAGATGGATTTGGCTCATAAGCCAAAAGTAATGTTATACAATACTCGAAATAAAAAAACTAAGGAAATTTTGCTTAAGTTTGAATCTGCTAAACATATATTAAATTGTAAGAAGGTAAGTAAAGTTAAGAATGATGAGATGGAAGATTTTATTGAATCAATAAGAAAGAAAAAAGATGTTTCAGTTTCGTGGAAAACTATTCTTCAAAACGTATATGAAAAACGTAAAACGAGAAATGAAGTTAAACAAACTATTGATAAATGTTTAGAGGAGATATGTTGTGGATGATAATTCATTATTAGAAAGATTAAATGTAGTTACGGAAAAATGTAAAGAGATTAGCGAGCGTAGAGCCCAATTAGAAGGGCAGAGGACTGCTATATTAGCAAGCATTAAAAAAGATTTTAATGTATTAACTCTTGAGGAAGCTGAGACTCTTTTGAAAAAGATGAGTGAAAAATTAGATGTAAAAGAAGAGAAGTTGACTAAAGGCATTACTGAATTGGAGAATATTGTTAATAATGTTGAATAATAATGCAATACAGTTAAATGATGTGATAGTTAATTTAACGCAGGCTGGGACAGGCAAGGGGCTTTCTTTTTTCAGGGATGATATAATGTATGTATTAGCTGGAGAAAATGGCTCTCTGCTTAAGCTCAAAGACGATGATACCGTTTGGGAGGTTGATGAGATAGTTGAATTAGCTAATTTGAAAACAATTTATGGAGCAAAGTGATAATGGAAGATCAAAAAAACGAAAAGAAAAAATTGGTTCTGCTTAGACAAGGTGGAACAAAATACCCAACATGCTTAGAAGACGCTAAACTTGAAGTATTTGAAAACAAATGGCCACTTAATGAAGATGCTGTAGTGAAGCTAATCTGTCCTGAGTTTACAAGTCTATGTCCTATAACATCTCAACCAGATTTTGCAAAGATAATAATTGAATATTGTCCCAATAAGCTATTAGTTGAGAGCAAATCATTAAAAATATATCTCTTTGCATATCGGAATGAAGGAATGTTTCATGAATTTGTTATAAATAAAATAGCTCATGACTTATATGCAATTATGCAACCAGAGTGGATAGAAGTAGTAGGTAAGTTTTATCCTCGTGGCGGCATTTCTATTCATCCTACAGTGTATTTAGATTCAGATTGCTGTAAAGTTTCAAGAATAAGGTCCACCAAGACCAGTAGGCGATAGCTTAGATATCTGCATGGTTGCGAAAAGCTATAGAACTTAAAATTCTATGACGGAAGAGTAGGTACCTTCCTCGCCTATTTGATTTTGGAATTAGTTGTTTTTAAGAGGCAATGCAATGAAAAATGCGATAAGTAATAGAGAAATAGAAGCACTACATATATCAGGTCAATTGTGTGATGATAATCAGTTGATTAGAACTTGCAATCTTAAACAAGAAGCATCAGATCAATTGGCTATTGATGCTGAGAAAGAACGAATAATATCTAATCGTCAGAATCGATCAGGTGCATTTGAAGCTGAAAAACGTCTTGTATCAGGCGATTTTTATAATTTTGCTTTTGTGAGTGGAACGGATGAGTGTGGTGCAGGACAGTACGCAATTTTCCAGTGTAAAATATGTGGAGAAAGACAAGTCGTATCTAAGGCACAATATGCAACGAAATGAATAAGTTGTACATACTGCGAAAATTTTATTCGTTTATGCAAAGCATATTCGCCTTATTCATATTTTGCTACTAATGAAATAGGAGTAAATATAAACTTAGATAATGACTAAAGAAATAAACATAAATAAATATCAAATGTTCCTCGCCAAAAAAACTGTTGAGAGAAATAATCTTCTTAAGTTAAATATGCAGTTGGAGAAAGATGTCTCAGATGAGCAAACATATATAGAAACTCTCACTCAGGCACGCGAAGTGATGAATGCAGTAGCCAGCTTAGCTCAAGATGAGACTAAGTTGGTTATTGAATCTTTGGTTACAAAAGCACTTCAATCTGTTTTTGGCTTAATTTATTCTTTTGAAATAGAGACTAAAATTTCTCATAACAAAGCTGAAATGTTTATGTATGTTATAAAGGATGGAAGGCAATCAGAGTTAAAAAGTGAGTTGGGTGGCGGTGTAGTGGATGTTGTTTCTTTCGCATTGCGTGTAATATTATGGGCAATATCATGTCCTAGATCATCTAATACTATTATTTTAGATGAGCCAGGAAGATTTATTGATAAAGATAGATTAAATGTTTTTGGCGAGATGATAAAAGAGTTGGGTAAGATATTAGAAATTCAATTTATTATTGTTACGCATGAAGAAGAATTAGTATCGGTGGCTGATAAATCATTTTATGTAACACAGCAGGGAGGAATAACTGATGTTGCAGAAGTTATTTAGTCAGAAAGATGTGCAAGAAGCATATAAAAATATGGCATGGAAGATGGAAAAATATGATTTAGACGATGCTTGTTTTATCATGATTTTGAAGGGAGGGGCATTTACAGGATTTAATATATTTCAAAAAATAAAATATGCACATAGTAATTGCGTATATGGATTTATAGGAGTTAGTAGTTATGGGAGCGAGATTTCTTCTTCTAAAACTATAATGTTAACTTATCCTTTAGATTTATCGAAAGAAGATGTTGAGGGAAGAGTTGTTTGGATTATTGATGATATTGTGGATAGTGGAGCAACATTAAAATTTGTTCGAGAGAAGATAGAATTATTGAAACCTAAGCAAATTAAGACTTGTTGTTTAGTAAGCAGAAAAAAAAGTTTATGCGATGTCTGTGGATTTATTATTGATGAAGGTTTTATAGTAGGTTGTGGGATGGGATTAGGCGAGAAGCTTCGAGATTTTCCTGTATTGTATAAATATACTAAGGAGTAAACATGTTAATAGAAAAAACATATTATGTAGATTACGCTCATCGTTTAGCTAAGCATGAGGGATTGTGTAGAAATTTGCATGGACATACTGGAAAAGTAGTTGTTAGATTTATGGGGCCATTAAATCTTACTACTGGAATGATTGTAGATTTTGGTGAATTTAAGTGGCTAAAGGATATAGTTAATTTATTTGATCATACACTTGTGTTAGATGAAAATGATGCTATACTTGAAAACTTACATTTTTATAATCTTGCATTAGTAAAAATGTCAGGCCCTCCTACAGCTGAGAATATAGCGAGGTTTTTAGCTGATGCGATAAAGAAAAAATTGAAAGAATTGCGTGTGGGAGCATTTGATTTGAATTTGCATTCTATTTCATTTACCGAAACTCCGGGTAATACAATAACACATACTTTGATGAAAGGATAATTAATTATGTTATTAGTAGGAATTGATATTGAGACAAATATTAATGAAGAAGAGTTTTCTAATATTACAGAGATAGGTGTAGTATTATGGGATACTGAGAAAGAGTTGCCTATTCGATTTGATTCTTTTTTGATAGATGAAGTTGAAAAAAAAGATCAATCAGATGAAGCGGTCGAATTGACTGGAATAGACGATGACATGCTAGATGCATATGGTTGGAGTATGATTAGCGATAGTTTAGCATTGTTTGCGACATTGAATAGTTATTTTAAGATTGCTGATTATATTGTTGCTCATAATGGAAATGCGTTTGATAAGCCACAATTAGAGCATTTTTATGATAAGTATGGTGTGGAGTTCAAGACGCCTATATGGATAGATACGATGATGGATGTAGAATATCCGTCAAGTTGCAAAGCTAAAAATTTACTTTACTTGGCCGCATATCAAGGTTTTATCAATCCTTTTGCTCATAGAGCAGTATTTGATGTATTAACAACACTTAGAATTTTATCTTGTTATGATATTGGTCGTGTGGTAGAAGTTGCGAAGTCGCCGTTAATTACGATTAGAGCACATGTAAGTTATGAGCAGCGTCAATTAGCGAAAGACGCAAGATTTTATTGGGATGGCGATAATAGGGTTTGGTTATTGGATATAAAAGAGATTTTGTTAAAAGATAAAGAATTTCCTTTTACTTATTCGAGGATTAGTTAATTATGGAAAGTATGATAGATTTTTGTGAATTATTAAAAAATACACCTTTTTATTCCATTGAGAAAGGATTTAATTTTCCTCTTACCCCTGTTGGAGATAAGGTGTTTATCTATCCTGACCCTCTTCCAAAGAAATACGATGATGGTAAAATATATATTTCTGAAAAGTATAGAGAGTTTTATAGTTCTGGAAGAGGAGTTATTCTTTCAACTGGCGCAGGATATTATACAAAAAAAGGCTCTTTTCGAAAAATGCAGTTGAAAGTAGGTCAGCGAGTTATATATAATAAAGATGTTCCATGGAAGCAGGAAGTATTGGGAGCAGATGAGAAAGAGCATATTGTAGTTCTTTGTGGCGAGCAAGATGTTTGGATAGAGATTGATTAAGGAGATATTAAATGGGAACAAATTATTATATAAAAGGCTGGAACGAAAACGATGCTATGAATCCAAATTATCATATTGGCAAAAGAAGTGCTGCGGGAGCGTATTGCTTTGATTGCGGCATTACTTTATGTCTAAGAGGTGAGAAGGCCGTACATGATTCTGAAGATAGTGAGTGGAGTGATATTTGTCCTATATGCAACAAAAAATCTACTGAAGAAACTTTTGAAAATAGTTCTGTAGGATTAGAGTTAGGATTTAATCATAATCCCGTTGAGAAAAAGGAAGGTGTAAGAAGTTGTTCTTCTTTTTCTTGGGCAATGAGTAAGATTATGCTACACGTAAAAGCGGCCGAAGTTATGTTTGATAACGCTAAAAAAGATTCGTCGTCTGATGCTTCACATAAAGTGGCGGGAGAAATATGTATTGTAAATGAGTACGATAAAGAGTTTACTTTGCAACAGTTTCTAGATATAGTAGAAGCTTGTCCTATTCATTTTAACTGTATTAGAGAGACGTTTAGTTAGAGGTGTTTTATGTCACTTAAAGCATTTGAAGTAATGAAACGTTTAGCTCATAAATATTCAACTTATGATTGGATATATTTACAAGAGCTACGAAGATATAATGGATTTGGTCATAAGAGAATGCGTATAGCTGATGCTGTGGCCATAAATTTATATCCATCGGGCGGGTGTGAGGTTAATGGGTTTGAAGTAAAAGTAAGTAGGGGAGATTGGTTACAAGAATTAAAAGATCCTGATAAGGCCGATGAGTTCAAGCAATTTTGCCATCGTTGGTGGCTGGTTGTGGGAGATAAAGATATAGTTAAATTAGAAGAACTTCCTCCGAATTGGGGATTGATACTTCCTCGAGGAGATAGTTTAGCTATTAAAAAAGGTGCGCCCAAGCTAAAACCACTTAATTTTGATATGGAGTTTTTTACTTCGATTCTTAAAAGAGTGAAGGATGAAGCAGAGAAAACTCCTGAAATAATAAATAGGCAGTCGGATAGGCAGTCGGAATTGAATGAAGCTTACAAAAGAGGATATGATTCAGGTGCAGAATCTAAAAATCGTGAATTAATAAGATTAGGAGGACGTGTATCTATATTACGTGAAGTACAAGAAAAATTTAGATTAGTTGTAGGCGAAGATATAAATAAATGTAATATTGATAATATAGCAAATTTAATTAAGTTTGGCAGATCTATTAATCAAGATTTTAATTATCAACACAGGTTTGAATCTTTTTGCACATTGCTTACTAATTTGTTGAAGAATGTAGAAGGATGTGCTGAAGAGTTGGAATATTTTCAAGAGGAATTTCAGAATGCTGACAGTTGAAAATAGAGTAAATGGTGAACTTATTTCTATGTTAAAGATTGTTAATGTAGGCAGTATAGGTTATAAGGATGATATTACACAGCCTCGAAAATATAAAGTAATTTTTTCTGATTATTCACCACTTCCAAAAAGAGCAAAACAAATCAGAACAGAATTTAATATTGAGCATAATCGAATTGACGGCCATGCGGTATTGATAGCGAAGGCCATGGTTTATATAGCAAAAATACAAAACAATGCTGTAAGCAAGGAAGTTGCGAAAAATAAATGCGATAATATTGAATTTTTATCTAATCCTCTTTTAACTGAAGAAGGCTATGTGAATGAAGCATGTATGAATGAATTATCTGCTGCCATTAAAAATATGCCTCCTACATACGAGCGATTAAAGGACGACGAAGAATGGAATACGAAAAGAATTACATCTTTAAGTGATATTACAGGAGGTTTTGCTAAGTGGGCTATACGCCAATCGTCCTACGCTTGGCCTTCGGGGCTTGAGAATGTGGCTTGTTATTTAGCTACATTTTTGAAAAGAGATGTGAAATGGGATGAATTTGGTTACGCTGAATTGAGTCTTTGTGATATCAATAAATTATTATATGATATACTATATGAAGAAAAGATTGAGCTTTTTGATTCGTGGAATGTAACAAAAAAAGATTGGAGGAAGGATGGTTATGATAATATATCAGATGCAGAAAAGAGTGATCCAGGTTATGGGTATATTGCTTTAGATGCTTTACTTCACAATGTTTGTTTAGATATTCGTATGGAAAGAAGAGCGTCTGATGAGTTTGATAGACGTTTAGAGGTAAATCAAGAAGTAAATGGCACTGCGTAGCGCCATAGTTTTATTATTTGAATGAAAGCGAGGTGTTGTATGTTTGAAATGTTGGCACAAGTTGAGGTAAACGAGAGTTTGGCATGGGCAATTCCTGTCATATTGTTCTTGCTTATGCCTCTTAGGGAAAAGGTAGAATGGGTCAAAAAGAATACCATAATTTTGCCTTACTTAACAATGTTATTAGCTATGGGTGCATCTTATTTGACGCTCCAAGGAAGTGAGGATTTTAGCTGGAAGGCAGTGATAATGTCTGGTTTTATTCTAGGAGCATCTATTACATGGGTATATGATGGAGTGGGCAAGCCATTAAAGAGTGCTATATCTAAGAATGGAAAGAAGGTGAAGGTATTACTCCTCGGAATATTCATTTCTATGGCCGTATGCGGCTGCTCTGGCGTGCATTTGAATTCTGCATATACTTCTATGCTTAACGAAAGTGTTATTTTATCTGAAAGAGATGTAAAGCAAATCTCTGCCAATGAAGCGAATTACGATGATTTGTGCGTAGCTTTGAATAGAAATGCTGAGTTCTTTGC